CCGAATCGAATGAAGCAGCGGGTCGAAGCAACCAACATGACCTCACGGCTGGCGGACAATGTGCCGATTGCCACCGCCGCCGAAGATGTCGCACCCACAGCGGTGCGCGTGGCTTGGTCAAAGTTGTAGGCACGGGTGCCAGAAGCAGCCGTGTCTGTGACGGGCACAGGCGATTCACGAAGCTGCTCATTTGTCAGGCTACCGCCGCCGGGGCCTCCAGCAAAATCTGATTTTTTAGCAGGACGCGCAACACCCGGCAGGGTTGTGTCGTCAATGATGTGGATAACGCTGCTCATATTTTCACCTCGTAAAAGTTGGTCATTCTTGGCCCCTTGCAATTGTGGGCGTTGCTCCGTCAAGCTCCGCCATGAAGGTTTGTACTGTCATGTCAGCAGGCGCAAGGTCGCCGCGCTTCAAGTTGCTGAAATACATACTTGCAGGCATCGAGCCGGATTGAAACGCTGCCACCAGTTGAGCAAGCATCTGAGGGTCCATGCGGTGCAAGCCGTAGTCACGATTGAGCGAGAACTCAGCGCCTGCGCTTGCGCCGAAGCGTGCGGCCATCCAATCAAGGCACTGGCGGATCGCGTCCGACACATCGGCGGCCACGCCTGCCAAAGTACCGCGCTCCCCTGCACTGCGAAGCTCAACACCAGTGGCGGTTTCGTTGCTTGCCTTTTCGCCGCCCAGCGAGCGTGCGCCCAAAATGGCCATCTGCTTTTCAAGGTCGGCCAGGCGGTCGCGAAGTGGATCTAAGCCTTGGCCGCTGAACTCCAAATAACCCGCCTTCGCCGTAGGATCAGGGAAAACCCACGCTGCGCCGCTGCCAATTTGCAGCTTTTGGCCTGCCTCAAGCTGCACACCCGCCGCCCAAGGCGTAGGCAGGGCCGACATATGCAGGGCGTGCGAGTAATCGGCATCGGTGCGGTAGTGGGCAAAGTTGACATCGGCCAGGTCAAGCAATAGGGGCTTGCGCACCTCAGTACCGCCCACGATGGTAAAGGGGATATACCGCAGCCGCTCATTCTGCGAAGTTGGGAAAATCTCGACGGCCAGCGCCCATTCCTTCGAAGAGTCTTCGCGGTACACCCTTTGGCGGTAGTAGCCTTCAAACAAGTCAAGGATGCGGTATTGCGTCACGTAAACAGCCGGGGATAGATCATCCTCGAATGTCGCCACGCTCTCACGAAGTTTGACCATCGTCAGGCGTGAACCTTGGCCGGGGACATTGCCCACGCGCCAGTCTTGAATCTGTTCAGCCGCCCATGCCGTGATGTAAGGCCGTGCGTTTGCCAGTTCAGCCTCTGCCTGCGTCATTGCGCTGGTGTCGGTGTTGGGGAACTCGACCATCAAACCAACTCGAGATGTGGTCAATTCCTCGACAACCACTTTTTGGGCAAAGTCGCGCAGGTTTGTGCCGCTCAGGTCGATATCACGCAAAAGCCCGTTTATCGCGCCCTGCGCCTTCACCTCGGGATCTTTGGCAAAGATCAGCCCGGCCAGTGCATTTACGGTGCGGTCGGTCGCACCGAACCAGGATGCCCTGGCCTGCATCGCCGAATATTCCGCTTGGTCTTGGTCACTGAGCGGGGGCAGGTAGCTGTTTCGGCTTTTGGCGGGTTTAAGCGATTCGGCGGCATCGTGCGCCATGATCGCATCCCGCCCCGCCACTGCATCGCGAAGTCGCCCCCACTTCAGCAGGCTCGCGCCGTATTCGATGTGGGTGGAGGTGATGGGTGAGCTTGCCATGATAGGCGGATTTTATCGGGTTTTTTTTTCGATAGATAGGGGCTATTACACGCCGGATACCTTGACGAGCGAGGTCGGGCCACGGTGAACCGGGAACTTGTACGCCACAAGATACCCCAGGGCATCATTCAGGTGGTCAAGGCCGCTCGACTTGTCGGGGTCGCCGTGCTTGTCGTATGCCTGCTGCTCCAGCCCCTCGATCATGCTAGGGCAGGTGTCGGGCCGAATGAACAAGCGCCTTTTGCCATTGGCATGAATCAGCATGTTGACGCTGGCCACGCGGTCACGGACGGCTGGGTTGCGGCTGTTGGCCCACACCTGAAAGCCCGCCGCCCTGAGTAGCACGATGTCAGACAGTGCAGCATTGACCGATTTTGTCGCCCCGCCGCTTGCATCGGGGTAAATGTGGACCGCATGGCCTGCTGCCTTGTATTTGTCCTTGAGCATCATGCAAAGACTTGGCGTATCACGAACCCCCGTCAATTCCTCGATGATGTGCAGGGTGTCGCCACGAAACACACCCACCGCCGCGCTCACGTTGCCCACGTTGAAGTCCAGCCCAATGTGCAGGGGTTCATATGGCTTGATTGTCTCGGTGCTGCTGTTCAATGCCCGGTCAAACTCAGAGTAAACGCTGTGGCTGGCCAGGTTGACGAACTCGCCCTCCAGGTAAGCTTTCCACAGCTGCTCGGGGTAGCTGTTGCGCAGGTTTTCGATGTAGCCAGGCTGCAAGTTGGCCGCGTTTTCGATTGTTCGCCCCCTGAAAAGAACATACCCATCGGCGGGTTTTTTGTGCCAACGCTCATAGACAAAGCGGAATCCTTCGGGCGTAGTCGCCACCGCCACGGTGTTGGGAAAGTCGCCCGGCATTTTCTGGCGGTTACGGGCAATTACCCGGTTCCAAACCTCGCGGGCCTTCTCAGTCGGTAAGGTGTCCAGCTCATCAATGATTGAGTGTGCAACCTCATAGCCCACGATGCGCTGCGGGTCCATCATTGTGCGAAAGATTATGCGACCAGCCCTGGGGAACTCGATAAACGCGCTTGACTTATTGAGCTTGTACGGCCACCCCTTGCGCTCGCATAGCTCAGGGAATCGACGGTAAGCGATATCCTCGACAAGCGTATACGTGGGCAGGTAATAAGCCACGTCGCACTGTTTGAAGTGCATTTTCAGGGCCATGGCTCGGGCAATTGCCGCCGCGCTCTTTCCGCTTCCGTAACCGCCCACGAACGCCGGGAACGGTGCGCGTGATATTGCAAACGCCTTTTGTGATGGTGTCAGGCTCACACAAAATCGTCCACGCTTGCCGGCAGGCTCTTCACCGTTGCAGTGATTTCCATGGGCGCGTTAAACCCGTGCATGGCGTTAAGCTCTTTTACAGCCGCCACAAGGCCCGCCGCGTTATCTTTGTCCTGAGCTATGCGCATGGCAGTTTCAAGCGCTCTAACGCTGTCCTCGCGTGTCCAAAGGGCTTTTGTTGCCAATGCTTCGCGCAGTTCTGCCACCCTTGTAGCTATGTTGGGATTCGCCATCATTTTCGACGCTTGTGGGTGCAGCGTCTCAGGCTTCCATTTCTTTGATTTTGGATAGGCCGCACGGTACGCGTCGGCTTGGCTTAGGCCGTCTGCGATACCTTGACAAAACTTTTCCATTTGTGGGGTCATGGTTCAATTATAGGCACTTTGTTGGTGGATGCTAGGCTCGGCTGGACATGCAACTGCCTAGGGGTGATTGATTCACCGCCTTAGGCGCTTGCCACTTTCCCGGAGCCATGCTGAGTGTCCGTGTGGAGCGACATCGTTACAGACCGTGCCGCCTCTAAATGCTTTCCACTTGCTGCAAGCGTCTATCCCGGCCATTTAGACCTACCCCATACCCGCAAGGCTTTCACTCACGGTTAGAAATAGGTGCCCTCCCGGTTGCGCCATGATAGCTTCTTTGCGCTCTTGCACCGGGTCAGAACGTTGTAGGGGTGGTGGACTGCGGACTACGCCTTGCGGCTTCCTCTACGCTTCCCTCATGCCACCCCAGAACCCGATAGATCCCCGGTGCATGGTAAGACCAGAAAGCAAAAAACCCATTGGTGAACGAGCTTTAGGCTTGGTGGCCACTTAGACACAGTGCAAAACCACTTATGCCTAGCTTTGACGAAGCCCGCTCACCAATAGGTTTACGGTTGTCGCTGTTTTGAGCTACACCGGGTTACCAATCCGGTGATGCCCACATCATAGCGCATATTTCTCGGGTTTGCAAGCGTCACCGCACGATTACCGCCGCTTCACACGCGGCCATGGCTTGATCCAGCGTTTCAAACCCGTGTGCGTCACCCACCCGGCGATTGTCTGCTGAATAGACCGGCGCACCCGAACGGACGCGCTCAATGGCTTTGTATCCTTGGTAGTGCTCGCCTGTCACCTGAGTTTTGGGGTAATGGACGACAAAAACTGGCAGTGTGGCATGGTGCCAGTATCCGCCCGTTAGTCGCTCGCTGTGTTTCCATCCTTCGCGCATATCACCGCCTATGTCTTTATTTTGCCTCAAACTGAGGCATTGTGGCTGCAATGGCCAGCTTGTGACCATCTTTTGCCCGCTTGGTGGCTTTCAGGGCCAGTTGATACTTCACCCCGGCTTGGCGGGCAGCATCGGGCACGGTCAGCCCTGCAACCAGGTGCAGGCGCACGGCCTCTTGTGCTTGGCCTTGGCGCAGGCGTAGGATCTGCGCCAGGGCGGCGAACTGGGCTTCAGTCATCATTGGCGTTTGTGACCTCGTAGCCGTCTGGCGTGATGACTACCTCCACCGGGGTGCCGCTGTTGCTGTCAAAGCTGCGGATTTCGAAATAGCAGCCGTTGCCATTATTGAAATGGTCTTCGGCTTCTTTGGCCCATGCGCTGAGCATTGGCGGGGTGAAGTGATCGGCCCCAAGTTTGTGGTGCAGCCCGAGGGCATGATGAATTTGGGTCAGGCCTTTGGTGTTGATGTGAGCTACTTGCATGATTTTTCCCCTTAGTTTAGGACCTGCCCTGTGCCTGTCCATGAATGAAATTATACACCCATTTTGACGGGTGCAATGCTTTTTTTGGGTTATTTTCTAGGGGTTTTCCCTAGGTTTTGAGCATTTACGCACCACCCACCCCCAACAGAATTATCAGGGGTGGGATTATGTGCGACATGGTCAACGGCGAAAGGAATACCCCGCCCCATGCTGCCAGTGTTGTTGCCCGTGAGGGTGCAAACGTCACTTGCTGGCTTGACGTACCGGGCTGGCCCCGGCTGCGGTTATTTGATTGAGTCGATGTCAGGCCGAACTATGCGGTCAAACCGGACCTGCGTCGGTGCCCTGTGCGGGCCGTTTACCTTTGGT